TGCGAGAGCAAGGCCGGCAAGCGCACCATCCGCACCGCCGCCACCAATATGTTCGACCTCAAGAACACCAAGCCATTCGACATGAAGGAATCCTACGACCTCGGCAATGGCTTGGCCGACTTCTTCGCCGTGCTACGAGAGCCCCCGGCGAAGCCTGAGAAACCCAAGGCTCTCACTTTGAAGAGGATTTGATGGACATACACATGCTAATAGCCGTGCATCACGAATTGGTGTGCGCTGCCGGATTACCCGAAAGCACCCGTCCCTGGAGTGTCCAATCCAACTTGGACATCGTGCAGAAACTCATGATGAAGGAGATCAGCGAACCCAGCACCCCACCTCAACCCGCACCCCGCAACGACGACGACGACATCCCCTTCTGAACCCAACCAACGAAAGCACCCAATGGCAAAACCCACCCAACAAACCTTCGAATCCATCCTCGACACCCCGGCCGACGCCGTTGAACGCCCGAAGCCCATGCCGGTCGGCACCTATGACGTCGTCGTCAAGGGCATGTACGAACAGGGGGAATCCTCCCAGAAGAAAACCCCGTTCGTCCGCTTCACCTACGCCTTCACTTCCGCCGGTGAGGACGTGGACGAGGACGAACTCACTGCCCTCCTCACCGACAGGGAAGGCACCGTCCACCCCCTCACCGAGCGCACCATCAAGGACACCTACTACACCACGGCCGACGCCATGTTCCGCCTGACCGACACCCTCGAACGCATGGGGATCGAGATGGAGGGCAAGACGGTTCGCCAGGCCCTCGACGACACCCCGAACTGCGCCCTGCGCATCACCATCTCCCACCGCGCCTCGGAAGACGGCGAGCAAATCTTCGCCGAGGTGAAGAAGACCATGGCGGTCGAATAACCCACGAACCTCCCAACCTCTCCGGGGCGCCAATGCCCCGGAGCCTTTTCTTTGGAGCCACACAATGTCCCCAGCGTCGAAGATCATTGAAGACCTGAAGCACTCCACACTGCCGCTGCACCCACCTCTCCCTGGACTCGAAGACTACGCCCCGAAGCCCAAACCTCATAGTGGAGTCACCGAAAGCTCCTTCACCGAGACCGCTCGTATAGCTCAGGAGTTGAAGAGTATCATCACTCAGTCTCCGGGATGGATAAATCTACACGCAAGCCAACGTGAAGCTTTAGATATGTTCGCAACTCAGGTCGGGCGCATTCTAAGTGGAGATTCAATTCATCATTGGGCTAGCATTACCGAATTTGCTAAGTTTGGACAAGAAGCCTGCGGATGAAACCCCTCCTCCTCCTCGGTGAAGCCTGGGGCGAATACGAACAGCGCATCGGCGCCGGGTTCTGCGGCCCCAGCGGAATCGAACTCCTAAGGATGCTCAACGATGCCCAGGTTCTTCGGCTTACACAAACGGACCGCGCCTATATCTCCGCCTATTACCAACGTGGCGACCCGAGTCAAGTGGCGGCAATATGGGAACTACATCGTGACGAAATCTTCCGGACCAACGTCTTCAACATCCACCCCCCAGCCAACCGACTCGAATACTTCTGCGCCGGCAAGGCCGAAGGCATCCCTGGCTACCCTGCACTCCTGCCAAGCCGCTATGTCCGGCGGGAGTTCGAGCCCGAACTGGACCGTCTCGCCGATGAAATTCTTGCTCATGACCCTAACCTCATTATCGGTCTGGGGAACACTGCTCTATGGGCTCTATGCGGCCGGACTGGTGTCACGAAACTCCGCGGTACAACTCAGCTTACTACTCATTGCGCTAGCGGGTACAAGCTGCTTCCTACTTACCATCCGGCTGCTGTTCTTCGACAATGGGAACTCCGACCGACCACCATCGTAGACCTCTGTAAGGCCGGGCGCGAGCGGGAGTTCCCAGACATCCGCCGCCCGGCGTGTGAGATTTGGATTGAACCGACTTTGGAGGACATAGAAAGGTTTATCAATGACCATATTTCCGGATGCGACATCCTTTCTGTTGACATTGAGACGAGCGGAAGCCGCATCACGTGCATTGGCTTCGCCCCCCGAATCGACCTTGCGATCGTTATTCCATTCGATGACGACCGAACAAAGGGAGGAAGTTACTGGCCTGATCTCCAGTCTGAGCGCAAATGCTGGCAACTTGTTTTGCGAGTACTGGTGGATGGTAGAATACGTAAGCTCTTCCAAAACGGCCTCTTCGATATCAGCGTGCTTTGGAGATCATACGGAATCGGAGTAAAAGGAACATTACACGATACGATGCTCCTTTCCCACGCATTACAGCCGGAGTCCTTAAAAGGTCTGGGTTATTTAGGTTCCATTTATACTGATCACGGCAGTTGGAAGGTAGATCGAAAACTCACTACCACAATAGGAAGAGACAAGTAATGCCAATGATGGAACATATCGGAAACGATATATGGAGTAAAGTATGTGCGAGATGTAACACAGAACTCAAAGTCATAGGCAAAACATGGGATGAAGCCCGCAGCAATTTTCTTAAGCATTTCGAAGTTGCTAGTGCTGGCACTAAAACCATCGACGAGATGCAATCGCATTGCAGAAGCTGTGTAAGCAATAGGCAACACGGGCGCAGCGAGGCACCACACCGAGAAGATATGTTGGCTTCACAAGACGGCAGGTGCGCTATTTGTGGCCTAGAAATATCCTTCACAAATAGAACCGCGCGCGTAGATCACGACCATATCACCACAAAAACAAGAGGTGTGTTGTGCACTAAGTGCAATCAATGTATGGGGGGCATCGATGATAACGAATGGTTAGCTAAGGCTTTAGCTTATCGGAATAAACACCGTGGCTAGAATCATCCACACCGACAGAGTGCAACCAGATGACATCACCAACCAATGGGAACGGGATCAGGTTTACAACGGACTTGATTGCTGCGTTACAGCCGAAGTTCTCGATGCAATGCTACCTCAACTGGATGCTACAACCCTCGCGACTTATAAATTTTCCAAGGCACTTCAAGGCCCGGCCCTTGAGATGTCACTGCGGGGAGTACGTGTGGATCGCATTCGACTTGCCGAAGTCATCGAGGACTTCTACGAAAAGATCGACTTCCTCGAACGAAACCTCGAACGAATAGTCTTCGAGGGCGTCGGTCTGCCCCGGTTCAATTGGCGCAGCCCCGACGACCGGGTGGCCCTGTTCTACGACAAACTGGGGCTGCCACGGATCATGAAGAAGGGCCGTGTCACAACCGACCGTGGCGCCCGGGAAAAGATGTCCGCCTACATCGTCGCCCGCCCCATCGTCACCCACATGAACGCAATCGCCGACCTCGCTGAGAAGATCAAAAAGCTCAAAACCACGGTGGACCCAGATGGACGAATCCGCACCTCGTACAACATCGCCGGCACAGACACTGGTCGCTTTAGCTCTAGCTTTAGCGCTTTTGGAACAGGCGGCAATCTTCAGAATGTGGAGGAAAGTCTTAGAAGCATCTTCATCGCCGACCCAGGGATGAAGTGGTGCAAGGTCGACGCGAAGCAAATCCAATCCCGCATCGTCGGCGCCATTGAGTGGAAACTCTTCAAAGACGGCACTTACCTCGACGCGTGTGAAAGCTCCGACCTACACACCCTAGTGGCGAAGCTGGTCTGGCCCGCCCTCCTATGGACCGGCAACCCCAAGCAAGACAAAGCCATCGCCGAGACCATCTTCTACCGTCACTTCACCCGCCGAGACCTCTGTAAGAAACTCGGCCACGGCTCCAACTTCGAAGGCCAACCCAAAACCCTTAGCGAACAAACCGGCGTCCCCATCGACCTCATCATCAAATTCCAACCCCAATACTTCAAAGCATTCCCCGCACATCATGAATGGCACCACTGGGTGGCGAACCAAATCGCCACGAAGGGATACCTCATCGGCATCACCGGGCGCAAGCGGTGGTTCTTCGGCCGCCGCAACGACCCAGATGTGGTCCGCGCTGCGGTAGCCTACGATCCCCAGAACTCCGAGGCGTTCATCGTGAACAACGCCATGCTCAACATCTGGTGGAAGCAAACCGCCACGGTGATGATGCATGAGCACGATGGCTTGGTGTATCAGTATCCCGAAGCGTTAGAAAACGAAGTCGTCCCAAAGCTTTTGAAACAACTAGAGTTTCCAGTCGACATCGGCCACGGGCGCACCTTGGTGGTGCCCTATGAAGCCAAGGTGGGTTGGAACCGGGGAAATTATGATGCACGATCGAACCCGTACGGACTCAAAGACTACACCGGCTACGACGAAAGGACCGCCCCAAAGGAAGTTGGAATCCTGGATCGAGTCATTCGTCATAGGGGATAAACTATGTTAACGCAAGAACGCTTACATGAATTGCTGACATATGATTTCCTTACAGGTGAATGGGTTTGGGCTAAGACCTATTCGAGTCACGCTATTCGTGGACGAAGAGCCGGCTGTGTCAATGCACAAGGTTACAACGTCATTCGCATTGATGGTAGGCTATATCGAGCCGCGCGCCTAGCTTGGTTTTATGTTTATGGCGTCTGGCCAATCGAAATAGATCACGACAATACTATCACCTCAGATGACCGCTGGATTAATTTATACGAAGCAACTTCCCAACAGAATAAACAAAACCGCTCCGTCAGATATGATAACGCACTACTCATCAAAGGCATCTCACAACTTCCAAGTGGCAGATACACAGCAAGCATCAAACACAATTACGTCAGTCACTATTTAGGGTCCTTTGATACGTTAGAGGAAGCGGTCAATGCACGCAAAGTCGCCGAAATCCAATATCACGAATGCACCACTACAGAGGGAATTGAAGAAAGGTTGGATTGAGGCCTTTACACGCCACACTGATAATTTAGAATCGCCGACCCTCTTTCGCAAGTGGGCCGGCATCTTCACCATCGCCTCCTGCTTGGAGATGCGGTGTTGGCTCCAGACCTCATCCCCACTCTACCCCAACCTCTACGTCTTCATCGTGGGGCACCCTGGGGTGGGGAAGAACCGAATCATCCGCGTAGCGAAGAGGTATATGAATGAGTGCCCCGAATTTCACTTCGCGCCCACCTCTCTTACCGGCGCGGCGCTTGTTGACACTCTTGCTGCTTCTAAGCGTTTCATCCCTCGCCTACCAGACCCGCCGTTGGAGTACTACAATACAACCATCACCGCTGAGGAACTTACTGCTTTCATGCACAAGTACGACGACGAGATGGTTGGGTTGCTTAGTGCTTTCTATGATCCCGACCCTTACGCACAAAGCCGACGGGGTAAGGATAT